TTAATTTACATATCTGTATAATAAATTGAAGTATTCCATTGCCATTGAACAGCAGTAGTAGGAAATGGATTAATTTGATTGTCAGCACTTACACATTGAAGTAAGGCATAAATTGGCTGAACCTTTGGATAACCTTGACGATCATAAGAAATTCTTTTTGGAGATGTAATCTTAATACGTCCTTGATGCATAAACTTAAAATCGTTGTTTGCGAAGCCGTATCTTGTAGTATCTGAACCTGTTCCACTAGTAGCAGCGTAACCTAACTTGTGTCGTCTAACAGCAAGTATATCATAATTCTCTACATCTATCTTTCTTGTCAAATCTGACAAATTACCTGCGAATCCACTATCTAAATTAAATTGATTCTCAAACCAATTAGAATTGGTATTACCACTAAGATATAAACCTAAATCTGGACCTTGTTGTTGACCTACTTTTGGTCTAATTACATAAATTGTGACGACCATAGGCTTTGGAGTAGAATTAGTAGTAGCATTATATGGCATAGGGGTTAAACTATAATTTAAATACATTGCCTTAATATTTATTTCATTTCCTATACGTTCATCTTGACCTGTTCCTTCCGCTATAATATTTCCTGACGTAGCAGAAAAGAATGGACTAACTGGAGTCAAACACACATTATTATCTAAAATTGATGTTGCTACACTTTGTAATGTTCTTGGATAATAAGTAGCAGAAGCTTGAATATTCTTAACCTCTACACGTTTTGCTAAAACCTTACTAACTACTTTACTAATCTTCTTTTCTGAGTGCTTAGCTAAAGCCTTTCTGATCACCCTTTTTTTGGAGGGCATAACCTTTTTGCGATAGTTGCGTTTCTTGTAACCTACCATTATAATATACCTAAAGATTTTATTTTTTTATAAAACGGAGTTTCTAAAAAGTATTCTATAAAAAACCGCCAACGACCCACCCAAGGGCGAGTCGGAGCGAGGTTGTTCGTTGTTGTTTTTGATATTATAGTTTTGATAAATGCTTATTTAGCCTAACTAACATATGGTTCTAATTCATATGTATGTTCATCTATTTGCCATATACGCCACCTATCTTTTGATAACATTGTCAAATCGGGTTCAATATTACTAAATACCCAAATCTGAGGACTATCTATCCAATACTCTTTATATTTATATCTTAAATCAAATAACTTTCCTTTCTTAATCTGTTCAATAGCTGTATAAATACCATTTAATCTATCCTTGTTCATTGCTCGTGGCAAATCTACGAATATAGGGGAAGGATTCCGTAACCCTTTTGCCTCACAAATATCACAACAACTTTGTATTAATTTTTCCGCATCATTAACAGGCGGTAAATCTATACCATTCCCAAATAATTCACAGATTGAAGCAATTGTTGACTTTCCAACATTCCCTATGTTACAATATATCATATTAATAATTCTATCATCAAACATATCTGCCTCTGAATAAATCTTCTTCTGAAACGGTCGCAATTGAGAGAGCTTATCACGGTATTGCCTCGGAATATACTTCTCCTTGACTCTTTCGTCCCAAGGGCCATCAATGCGTGTTTCGTTCTTCATTACATAAAACATATCCCCTGAATAATAAGTTGGATTACTACTCGGCTCTAAATAATTAGGCACAGGCAGTAATGTAAATAATTTCATTAATTCACTCTTACGATGTTTCTTAATTAATGAGCACCTACCTTGATAATGTAAATAACCAGTAGTTTCCCCTTGCTCCAACTGAAAAACAAATCGCTTAGCGATTAAATTGAGTTGCTTGATAATGATAGCACTATCAATGCCCTCAGCACTTAGTCTAAAATCCCACATAGCACAAGCATTTGCCATTATATACTATGTAGAGATAAGAATTTTTTGGCGATAAATCTGGAATAACAAAAAAATTCTTATATATATAAATATTTAAGTCATTGGCACAACTGGCACATTTTCCTAAATATCCAACCGTTCTTTGGAGAATTTAATCAATCCTTTGGGATGATATTATTACGGTAATATCATCTCAATAAGTCTAAATACTATTATATATATTATATATATCATTAATATATATTGTCTTTATATTGTTTTTTACACAAATGTTTTAATTTACATATCTGTATAATAAATTGAAGTATTCCATTGCCATTGAACAGCAGTAGTAGGAAATGGATTAATTTGATTGTCAGCACTTACACATTGAAGTAAGGCATAAATTGGCTGAACC